GTGCGGGACGCCGTAACGCGTCTTGATGAGGACTAGTTTGGAAAAACGAAAGTTAAACCTAGGAGGCACGCCGACCTCGAATGATTTGGGCGCGCGAGTCGAAGGTGATTGGGTGTGGTTGAGTCATCAGGCTCATTTCCAACGGGGGCGGGAGTCGCACGATCAATTAAGAACATGCGGGGAATCTCCGGTCTACCCAGCGTTGGCCCTAACCATAACAAATACTTACGCATTGGCCCACGCCGAGCCAAGTTCAAGACCAGTAGCCCCACCGGCAAAAGCGCCAGCAGGACCTCCAGTGATAAACCCAGTAACAGCGCCAGCAGCCAGACCCAGAAGTTTCTTTATCCAGGCGAGGTGCTTTCCATTAGCCATTGAGGTTTGTTGCCCATGAAGACAAGCTTTAACCTTACCGAGCACGTCTGGAACAGTGTAACCCATTTTCCTAGCCGCAACTTGATTCTCCGTCACATATTCATAGTGGGTAACAATACGAAGACGCCCAACAAGATAGGTAGCAGGTCCAGGTTCGGTTGCTCCTATGTTGCTGGGTGAGTATTGTCCAGCCACCACAATAGTGGGGTAGTCATATTGATCGGCTTGGGAGGGGGTCTTCATGTCCAGATCGGTGAGGCGTTGTGGCAACCAATAAGTGTAGGTGCCATCAGCCATTTTGCCTTGGTATGCGCCTGGCACTTCTGCCAAGTTTTCCCAAAGCTCAAGGGGTCCATACCCCAACCAGCCTTGATATGAATCAGGTGGCACAGGGGGTTGCGTGTTGTAGTCAATTGGAATAATTTGACCGGTAGTGGATCCAGAAGGTAACAGTGCAGCAGCGACATTTCCAGAGTTGTCAGCCATATTTTTGTTGCATTCGAACCAGACAGACATAGCTACAGGCCTGATCATCGAAGCGAGCCCACCCACGTCGGCATTCTCGTAAACACCCAACGTGTAATCACCAGCGATTTCTTTCTGCACGGGATCGTGGAAGAATTCGTAGTTATTATACGTGGTTGCAACGGACATACCTCGGCGGGCGGCAGCACGGTTATTCAGACTCTTAGGAATGTTGGAGGTCCGATGAGCTTCAAGGGCTTTGTACTCTTCGGATTTGGAAATGGTGGAGGTAGTGAGTTTCTTTTCGTCAAATGACTTAATGACTCTCTTCCCATCCACAACGGCCACTGGACCGGGGGGATCATAGATATAACCAGGAATGAAGCGATCGGATGGAACCATAGCAGCTACTTTGGTTGCGAGGATGTAGTTGACGGAAGCAAGGGTCTGATTGGGACCCATATTTGTATACACATCCTGTTGCAAGATGTACCCATCTCCATTTTGGACACCGGCTCCACAGTTAGGGGCAACGTGGAAGAAAAACCTTCCGCCGTTACCATCTGCAGCAGAGGTAGCGTTATAGTTGGCGATGACGTCAATAGTTTGCACTGATTTGACGGTTGCTGTTGGTACAGGAAAACCATCAGGGATTCTGATGTCTTCTGCTGAGTCAGGGTCAATGAGACCTTGAAGGTACGGCAGAAATGTTTTGTCCTTAATAGCTCTGCGAGCTGATTTTCGTTGGCCTTTAGGCTTGCCAGAAGCTTTAGTGGTATCGACCACGACAACTTCAGCTGGAGTCCCCCCGCGGGGTCGAGAAGCAGTAACTGTTTTAATTTTTGCTGCTTTTGCGACATCTGTGAGGAGTTTGGCTTCGGCTTTAATCAACTTCTTAGAGTTGCTCATGAGGTTCGCTTTTGCTTCAGGTGATTGTTCTGATGAAACGGGTTGTTTAAAGGATCCAGGCGGTGCACGATTTTGTCCGTCTGACGAGTATGTTGTCATAAGAATATAAAAATTCGAAATAACTTAGGTTTTTATTAACTTGCCCGCCCAGTACCCCGCGGAGGTATCACCTCTATTTCGTGGCGCGGAAATGGACAAATAACTTAAGCGTAGTCTTGAGCCAAAGCCCACCAGAACGGATGTTCAAAGTGAGTAAAAGGCTTGACTTGCTCTAGAATCGTGAAAAAATCGATGATGACGTCAGAGCTAACGTTGTAAAAATAAGAAAGCTCTTCAATAATTTGGTCGTCGGCAGAAAGGTGTTCGAATGAGCCGGCTTCACGGAGAGTGAAAAACTCCCCTGCGAAAGTGCGCTGTCTCCAAGCATCAGTCACTGGAGCGTTCGGCGGGACAAACGAAAACAGCCACTGCTTGATAGGACGAGGCCAGACAAAGCCTCGCATGCTATAGGTGATAGCGTTGGCAAACTGGGTCATTGCATCTCGGTAGGTTAGTCCGGGGTACAATTCTCTGGGATCTCGCAGAGTTTTACCGAGTTTGATCAAGCGGCTGGGAAGAGGACCCCAAGTTCTGACGAACTGAGTTCCAGGTGTGGGATACCACATACCTTTCAAGAAAGTGGGAAAGCGGTCACGAAGACCGACCTCTAAAACTGTGTCGGCGCGCAGCACTCGAACTTTGAGAACCAATCCCAAATTGCTATAAGCTTGGGTAAAGAACTCAGTTAAAGTTAATTGGAGCGTGGGCCAC